TTGCGACTGGCGGTAACTGGTGGGGTAAAACCATAAAACAAAAAGGGTCAACTGTAATATTCGCGGCTGAAGATGATTTGTCTGAAGTACATAGAAGGATTGATGCACTTGATCCTATGGGACTTAGGTTTCAATCTGAGTATGATGTTTATGTATTTCCGATTCCAGAACAAAAAGAACCAATGATTTTGTTGAGAGAAGAGGGAGTAACAGCACAAGCAACAGAGTTGGTAGAAGAATTAAAAGGTATTCCTAACTTAAAACTGGTTGTATTCGACCCATTACAAGCATTTACGACTGGTAATATTAGTTCAAGTAATGAAGTTGGCCAGTTATGGGGTTCTTATTGTGCAAACATATCAGCCAGATTAGGTGTTACGACTCTTACAGTTCATCACTTGGCAAAATCTGCCCTTACCAATGATTCAGACGATGCACTTTCGCACCGTGCTGAAATTCGTGGTGCTTCAAGTATCACTGATAGTGTTAGGTTTGCGATAGCAATGTGGTTAGCTGATAACGATACGTGCGAAAAGATATGCATGGAGCAAGGCATAAAGGTAGACAGAATGGCAGTTGTTAAAGCCAGTCTGGTTAAAAGTAACTCTGGAAATGTAGACTATGAAACCAAGACTTTGGTTAGACGTGGTGCAGTTCTGGAAATATTAGAAAATAAAACGTCCTTCGATTGGGACTAGGGAGAAAATTAAATGAACGGAAAGGGAAGCGACCAACGACCAAGACAAGTAGATAAAAAAGTATTTGAGGATAATTGGGATAGGATATTTGGTAAGAAAAAGACCAAAAAAGAGACTGAAAAGAAGGATGAAAAGAAAAAGTAATCGGATACACGGGTAGCCGATTATCGTATATAGGGGTAGCCGATTATCGGCTATACGGGTAGCCATATATCCAAGACTAGACTAATAGAGAGAGTGAGCCTTGCGGCTCATCTCTCAGGGAAAAAAATATCAGTAATATTTACTCATAAAGCTGGGTTGTAATAATGTAACAAATCACTACATGAATCGATAAAATTTATAGGAGCAAGAAACAATGAAACAGTTAGAAGCAAGAATGATAGAAGCAAAGGATCAGTTTTATAGAAACAGAAGGCAGAGAGGATTCATGTCGTTTTGGTGGTCTGACCCGTTACATTATGTTTTAGTCTTAGAGGTTGCTATTGCTAACGCGAGTAGCAAAAGCATTAATTTTGAAACAATAGTGAAACTATTGCCTAGCAGCATGGGGAGTAGGTCAACGATAGCAACGGTATTAGACGACTTTGTAGCGAGAGGATATATGTGCAAGGATGTGGGGAAGGATAAGAGGAAGCGAGTGTATAGAGTGTGTGAAGGCTCAATGGATTTAATAAATGATTGGTTTACGAAAAGGGATTTTAGTCTCAAGGCGGTTAGTTAGTTGAAAGAGCAGAAATGGTGGTTAGTTGTTGAAGCGATTGAGAGTCCAGAGGAAAGCGGATTGATACCTTACGGTCTAGCTATGAAGTATAAGAACTATTCGAAGCTGAAGAAGGTCGTCTGGAAGTGGTACAAGAAACATCTGGGGAGAACGGATATAAAGGGTAGGGAGAAGCTAGTCTTGTATGCTCTTTGCGAGAGGTATTCGGCACAGGATTATTCAAGCCATGATGCGGTTAGCTACTTGGCGTTAATGATTGGCATGAACAGGCATACGGTTAGTAAAGGTATTCAGAATCTTATGGATCAGAATATTATTTGGTGTGCTATTGATAAAGAGAAGAAGGTGTTAAGAAACTTGAAGGCAGGAGTTCAACATAAACATTTTTTGTTTGTTGGTTTGGGCGTGATGTTGGAAAGGGAAAGCCAAGACGAGTAGTTTATACTTTAGGGGGTTTGAGGATACTCGCCTCGGCCTTCGTGATTGGTTAATTATACCTATCTTTTTGATAAGTTTCCTTAATTTGGTTTTTAGTTACTTTAATTACTTGGTTTGTTTCTTCGTCTAGGAAGTCAACCTTGTTTTTGTCTGAGTCTTTATAGTCCTCTCTGACGTATCCAAAAATTGTAGTCCCTTGTATTTGTACTCTATTCATAATACCCCTTTTTAATTTGAAAGAATTTGTATATGAAATCCATTAGAGGGTAGTTCTTTTCACATTCTGCCCATGCAGTAATTTCATCAGTAAAATGTAAAAGTGTTTCTTTGCTCTCAGGTTCATAGCGTTTGATTCTAGCTTTAAAGTTCTTATTGTCGCTAGATTCCAGATGTTGCTTTGCCAGTTCCTGTGCCTGTTCATATATGTATTTATTGGTTTCCAGAATATATGCGGTTGCTTGTTCTAGTTGGATTGAATCAATCTTCATATTGCACCGCCATTGATTAGATAAAGTATCCATACACAGGTTAATAATCCTATGATTGATATTCGCATCATTAGATCGTGCCTCATTCTTGCACCTCCTCTTTTACGTGCTTAATCAATTCATGGTAATAGAAGTTATCGTTTTCTATTTCTTGTATTATTGCTCTGCCTATTTCCTCCCTCGTTGGTGGTTGATGACCAACAAAAGAATTGAACTCAATCGGCTGTAATTGTATTACTACCTTTTGCGATTCTTCTTGTGGCATGGTTTTAATATCGCGTTCTATTTCTATAAGTTCTCTTATTCTATCTCCTTCATTAGACATTTTTTTGCCTCCTAGCTTTCGCCTTCTTGTTAGTGTTATCTCTCACCATTTGTATATCGGGTTGTATGTCTTCCAGTATTAGCTTTTTAACTTCGCTAACTGTAAGACCGTTTAATTCCTTGGTTACTATTTGTATGTCGCTGAGTTTAGGTATCCATGTTTGATGGTACTGTTTCTCTTGGTTGTTTAAGGTGTAGCACCAATCAATGATTGAACCGTTAATGTTTATTGAAAATATCATTGGTTTTTATCCTTGATGATTAGAGCAACACCATAAAGACATACTGCCATGAATATTAGTATTAGTATTAGTTGCCAGTCCATTAGTTACATAACTCCTTAAATTCTTCTTCACTCATTTGACAATTAGGACATAAATACCCGTCCCTGTATTGTCCGTCTGCAAAGATAGTATTACCTTTATCATCAAGACTTTCATAATCAGCATCTGCTGGAATACGATTGACAAACCTGCCACTTCTAAAATATGTATCTTGATTACAACATACGCAATTATTTCCTATATCCATCATTTACCCCTTGTTGGTTTGCCATTAGGAAAGGTTAAAGCGGTGCTAAACGCTTTCCAGTCCTCTGGAGTCATTATTTGCTCTACCTTGTGGATAGGCGTATTGTCTTTTAGGCCGTACTTCTTGCGAAGCTGTCCTATGATGCTTTTGTATTTCGATCGAGTTTCGTTGCTCATGCGTCTACCTCGCTTATTAAATCATAAAGGGTAACTTCTTCTTCTTCGTCTATTGGAACGTCTACCCATTTTCTAATAATAGATTTACCCATTATTGGTTTGTCTAATAAAACATAGCCTTCGTAAAAATCATCATCACCATAACTTAGGTTTTTAATGATGTTGCCGCTAAGACCTTGTAAAAGAATCTCTGCTCCTGTTTCTTCTTCGTATGCTATTAAGTCTTTAAATGTTATTGCACTCATTACGCCACCTATAACCCTAAACCAAATAATGACTTTTTAACGTGTTCTGGTAATGGTGTAGTTAGCCACTTAGTACCATATTCATATGGCTCTCCGTTATGGTCATCAATTAAGAGATTGGCTTTTTCTAATTGCTCACATTCCCATTTGTAAAATTCTGCATTACTAGGCCTTTTTAAAGTTTTTAAATATGCCATTTGTTTTGGCGTTCCTGGTGTGCAGTCGTTTAAATGGTAATCTTTCCAGATAGAGTAAATCTTTTTAAATATTCCGTTAGGAAATAAATGTTTATTTATCTCATCTAAACACTGGCCACCGTGAAGTATATCTGTTTTCTTACTGTTCCAGATATTGCCACAAGCGGAGAATTTTTCTCCGTCATATTTAACATCTACAGTAACAGCATTAACTTTTCTACCTGTTCCGTTGTAGTCTATTTTTCCAAACTTAAATGTTTTCTTTGTCATGTTTACCTCCTAAAGTATTTCGTTTGACTTCCCTATGATACCCAAATGTACTTATATATCAAGTAGTTAGCTAAAAAAACTTAGTGTTTTTATGAAGAATGCTGTAATATAAGGGTTTACGGAGCATAAAAAAATATCAGTTATGGAGCAAAAAACACCAAAAAAAGACAATAATTCTCTTAAAAAGGGCGGTAGAAAGAAAATTGTTTTAGACTTGGAGCAAGTGGAGAACTTAGCGTCCAGAGGTTTAGGAACTACACAAATTGCCCGTGCAATGGGCGTTTCATGGAATACTATAGACCGCAACAGAAAAAGAAGTGTAGATTTTGAAGACGCTATAAAAAGGGGGAAGGCGAAAGGACTGGCACAGGTTACAAACTCTTTGTTCACTTCGGCCACTGATGGCAATGTTACCGCCCAGATATTTTACTTAAAGAACCAAGACGCGAAGACATGGAAGGATCGTGTGGAGAATGTCCACGCTACTATTAATCTTAATGATGTTCTAAGCGGTGCAAAAGATAGATTAGGCGACTCTATGGCGACTATTAATAAACCTAAGGTAATAAACGCTGTTAAATCAACAGCTACAGCTTCGGAACAACTGGTAAATAATCAGGACGATATAAAAAAGAATGATAATAAGGGCGGATAGTTCGCTATCAGTAAGGGTTGCCCACAATCTGACAAATCACATGCTCCGATTTAAAACGATTGACCCCCCCTTACATTTTTCGCACGGGGTATATTACGTGTAACTGTTGAACTAATTTTTTTTAATTTTTTTTGAATAGAATATGAAAGAGGTAATAAAAGGAATAATAGAAATCACCACCATAGCTGGACTTGGTAATTTCCTACTATTCATTATTTTGGTAAATATATGAAATACGGAGCTGAAGCTGAACAACAACTAATGACCGAAGTTTGGTCACCTCAAGTTGCGGACGATCCATACAACTTTGTTATGTTCATCTTCCCCTGGGGACAGAAGGACACCCCCCTTGAAGACTTTACAGGCCCAAGAGAGTGGCAAAAAAATGTTTTAAAAAAATTATCAATAAGCATACAAAGAAATAAAGGCGAAATTAATCCAGAGATGTTTAGACTTGCTGTAGCTTCAGGTCGTGGAATAGGAAAGTCTGCTTTAGTTTCATGGTTAATATTATGGATGCTGTCAACCAGACTTGGATCAACCACTATCGTTACTGCTAACACCGAACAACAGCTCCGATCAAGAACATGGGCGGAGTTAGGTAAATGGCTAACACTTTCTATAAACAGCCATTGGTTTACTAAAACTGCTACCACCATAAAACCAGATGGTTGGTTTGAAGAAGCACTCAAAAGAGACTTAAAAATAGATACAGGTTACTACTACGCCCAAGCTCAACTATGGAGTGAAGAGAACCCAGACGCTTTCGCTGGTATTCACTCATCCTACGGAGTTTGCTTAATCATGGACGAGGCATCAGGTATTCCAGCACCCATCTATTCTGTCTCCGAAGGTTTCTTTACAGAGCCAACAGAAAATCGTTTCTGGTTTACTTTTTCTAACCCTAGAAGAAACACAGGGCCTTTCTACGAGAGTTTCACATCCAAGCGTAAGTTCTGGAACTTAGAACAAATAGACTCACGCACAGTCGAAGGTACTGACCAAAAACTATTCCAGACTATGCTTGAACAATACGGTGAAGATTCTACCGTTGCTAGAGTAGAAGTAAGAGGCGAGTTCCCCAACGCTGACGATGATTCAGTCATACCAATGGAACTGGCAAGAAATGCTGTCGACAGAGACGTGGCACTAACAACCAAAGCACCTATTGTTTGGGGATTAGACGTTGCAAGGTTTGGTGGAGATAATTCTGCACTATGTATAAGACAAGGCAACACTGTTCTTGAAATTAAGACTTTTAAATCGATGGATTTAATGCAATTATGCGGTGCAGTTAAAAATTTATATGACGACAGTACAGTTGTAGAACAACCACAAGAAATACTTATAGACGTAATTGGTCTTGGTAGCGGTGTTGTAGATAGACTAGCTGAACAAAACTTACCAGTAAGAGGAGTTAATGTTGCAGAAGCACCATCGACTAAGAAAAACTATTTGAACTTAAGAGCTGAATTATGGTTCGCAATCAAAGATTGGTTGGTGCTGCGTAATTGCCGACTTCCTAATGATGATGAGCTTGTATCAGAATTGGCAGCACCTAGTTATAAATATACATCAACTGGAAAAATAAAAATAGAGTCAAAAGACGAAATGAAAAAAAGAGGTGTTAAGTCTCCAGATAAAGCTGACGCACTTGCACTAACCATGGCAAGTTCCGCTGCAAGTTTTAGTGGTGGCGAGAACTTTTTAGGGTATAATTTCAAGAAACCCTTGACATCAAGAATAATCAGAGTGGGATAAATTTATGGAATACGACAAAGATCAAGAAATCGAAGAGTTACAAGTAGAAGATTCTTACAATGAAGAAGAACTACAAGGCGTACTTAAGTCCGAAATGGATGACGCTAAAGACTTTATCGACCAGATAGACCAGGACAGAGCTGACGCTACTGACTACTATCTTGGAAACTCGCCAACAGCTCAAAGCTCTATGCAATCAGAGTTTGTATCAACCGATGTTAGAGACAGCGTGTTATTCATGCTGCCATCAATCATGCGTACATTCTTTGGTACTAATAAAATAGTAGAGTTCATACCTCATGGCCCAGAAGACATACAACTAGCCAAACAACAAACAGATTACATCAACTATGTTATCCAACAAAAAAATCCAGGCTTCAAAGTTTTATACGATGCGTTCAAAGATGCACTCATTAGAAAAACTGGTTTTGTAAAAGCCTACTGGGATGACAGCATTACTGCATCAACTCACGAATATACAGGACTATCACCAGAAGCCTATCAAGCTATTACCCTTGACCCAAATGTAGAAGTCATTGAAGAAAAAATTGAAATGCAAAGCATGACAATAATGAATCCTGAAACTGGCGAAGAGATAACTCAAGAAACTCCAGCTAGTTACGATGTAAAAATTAGAAGAATTAAACCTAAAGACCAAGTGGTAATCGAAGCAGTACCAACAGAAGAAGTATTAATTTCAAGACACGCTAGAGACTTAAATACTTCTCCATACGTTGCACACAGAATGGTTAAGACTGTAAGTGACTTGGTTGCTATGGGTTATGATAAAGAACAAATGGAACAGTTTGCTGGTTCTGGTAGTGCGGTTGATGAAGACTCCTACGACTTAGAACAAGCAAGAAACCCATACGCAGATTTTACTGGTGTTGATAGAGCAGACAGTAATAGTAAAAGTGTTCTCTATGTAGAGCATTATGTTTTTTATGATTTAGATGGTGATGGTATAGATGAAAGGATTAGAGTATGCACTGTAGGGAATGGATTAAATATTGTTAATTCAACACCCTGGGATGATTTACCTATTACACTCTTCTGTCCCGATCCAGAGCCACATACCTCCATTGGCTCATGCCCCGCGGACTACTTGATGCCTATTCAAGCGGCTAAATCTCAGATAATGAGAGATACCCTTGATAGTCTAGGCCACGCCATCTTCCCAAGAATGGGTATAGTAGAAGGGACAAGTCAACATTGATGACGTTCTTAATACTGACATAGGACAACCAATAAGAATGAGAGCACCAGGAATGGTTCAGCCTTTCTCTGTGCCTTTTGTTGGTAAAGAAGCCTTCCCAGTATTGTCTTACTTAGACGAAGCAAAAGAAAACCGCACAGGTGTTTCTAAGGCTTCAGCTGGACTAAACGCAGAAGCATTACAATCTACAACTTCCGCAGCTGTATCGGCTACTATGTCTGGAGCTCAAGGAAGAGTAGAACTTATCTGTCGTCACTTTGCTGACGGTATGAAAGATTTATTTAAACTTGTAAACTCACTTGTTATCAAGCACCAAGAAGGTCAAGACATGATGAGACTTAACAACGAGTTTATTCCTATTGATCCTAGATACTGGGATGCTGATAAAGATATGGTAATTAATGTTGGTATTTCTAAAAACTCTGACGAAGAAAAGTTCCAAGTCCTAACAGCACTATCACAAAAACAAGAACAAATATTACAAACTCTAGGCCCTAACAATCCTTTGGTTAATTTACAGCAGTATGCAAACACTTTAACTAAAATGATTGAGATGGCTGGATTTAAAGATGCAACAACATTTATAAATACAACTGTACCTCCAATGCCTCCGCAACCACCAGAAGCAGCCAAACCTTCTCCAGAAGAAATGTTGGCACAAGCCGAAGCAATGAAGGCACAGAACTTAGCACAAAAAGCTATCATTGATGCAGAGACAGATAGAATGAAAATCATTATGGATGACGACAGAAACCGTGATGAACATGAAGCTGACTTAAAAGTTAAGATTGCAGAATTACAAGCTAAGTATGGTGCTCAAATAAATGTAGCAGAAATAAATGCAATTATGGAAAGAGATAGAGAAGCGATTAGACAAGTAGCAAAAAACCAATCGCAAGGAATGTTTACTAATGGCAACAACCCACCAATCGGATAAGATTTACGACTTAGAATTTCTTGACGGAGATTTTATCTATGTTGGCTCTGACATAAAAGCTAAAAACCTAGAAGAAGCAAAAAGAGTGGCGATGATATTTTTACAGATACCACACGACTCAGAGCTTATATCTTCTAAAGTAACTTTAATACACTAATGAAAAAATATTTAATTAAAACATGGGAATGGATTGACTCCTTAATGAAGCCAAAAAAAATTATTAAGAAAAGAGGAAGACCAAGGAAAAAGAAATAATGGCAATAACTTATAGAGGCGAAAGGTTCTCTGGTTATAACAAACCTAAGAGAACACCTAATCATAAAACCAAATCACACGCTGTTCTAGCAAAGGTTGGAGATGTCATAAAACTTATTCGCTTTGGTCAACAAGGCGTTAGCGGTGCTGGTAAAAATCCAATGACTGCTAAAGATAAAGCAAGGAAGAAATCGTTTAAGGCAAGACACGCCAAGAATATTTCTAAAGGTAAACTGTCTGCTGCTTACTGGGCAGACAAAGTAAAATGGTAAGGAGATACTATGTCACTATATGAAAATATAAATAACAGAAAGAAAAATAAAACAAGTAGAACTAAAAAGAAATCTACTATCACCAAGAAAGCCTACGCAAATATGAAAGCTGGTTTTCCTAAGAAGAAGAAAAAATAATGAAAGGCGTTAAACATTACAAAAGAGATGGAACTGAACACAAAGGCAATTCTCACAAAATGCCTAACGGACATTTACATTCTAATAAAAATCACACTGCAACAAGTGTAAGGCTATTTCATTTTAACGAATTAAGTGAAACAGCTAAGAAAAAAGCTAAAGGCAAAAAGTAACTTGTCTTACTTACTTGGTAAATATTTAGAATGGTCTTTTAAAAGAAAAGCAAAGAAACTTAATAAACATTTGCATGAATACAAAAACAAAAAAACAAAGAAAACAGACAGTTAATTCTTTGGCTAAAATACAACAACTATATAAAAATAAAAATGATAGAAAAACTAATAAAACCAGTAAGCGAACTTCTTGATAAGTTCATTCCAGATGCAGACACAAAGCAAAAGATTGCACATGAAATTGCAACCATGTCTGAAAAGCACGTTCACGAAATTGCTAAAGCACAAATAGAAGTAAACAAACTTGATGCTAAAGGCGACTGGTTTCAATCATCATGGCGACCCGCTACAGCATGGATTTGTGTATGTGGTTTTGCAGTAAACTTTTTAATCAGTCCACTCGCTGCTCCATTTGGTATTGTCGTACCACAAGCAGACACATCAACTATGCTACCCGTACTCATGGGTATGCTTGGTCTTGGTGGACTAAGATCATACGAACGGGTCAAAGGCGTAGGGAAATAATGTCTTGGGTAAACTTTAAAGAAGAAGAGTTTTCTTGCAAACACTGTGGTAAAAATGGTATTTCACACGAACTAATAAATAAGTTACAATCACTAAGAACAGAGCTGGATTTTCCCTTTATTATAACTTCTGGGTACAGGTGTGAAGACCACCCAATAGAAGCAAAGAAGAAAACTCCAGGAACTCATGCAGAAGGCCTAGCGGCTGATATATATGTAAGAGGAGATAAAGCTCTACAAATAGTATCGAAAGCTAAAGATTATGGATTTACTGGTATTGGCGTAAACCAAAAAGGCGACTCTCGATTTATACACTTAGATATTTCAGAAGAAAAACCAAACAGACCAAGACCACACATTTGGAGTTATTAATGGACAACCCTATTTTATTTTGGAACGCAATCATTACGTTGGTGTATGTTCCTATCATCTATAGTATCCGTACTAACGCGGCAGATGTTAAGCGAGTTGAAATACTTGTTAATAAAACCAGAGAAGAAATCCCAACACGCTACGCAACCAAACAAGACCTCCATTTAGACATGCAAAGAATTTTCGATAGATTAGACAAATTAGACGAAAAAATTGATAAACTAATAGCTAACTAGGAAATAATTATGGCAGAAACATTAACCCAGAAGAATATATAGCAGCATTAGGCAATTTAACTCCATTAATGAGAGATGAAATAGGTGGTATTGAAGGCATAACAGGCATCAATGGACAAGTAAACATTGATAACCTTAATAAGTTTATAAATGGCTACACTCAAAATCAAGGCTATAATATGCCAATAAATATGCAAACAGACCCTACTTATTCAAGTGGATTAAACTATGCTCAATCAATAGCTGGTGGCCAAAACGTACCTAATATGATTGCACCAGGTATAAGCTATTCAGCAGAACAACCAGGTGGTTATACTCAAGCAGACTTAAATGGCACACCACCACCTCCACCACCTGTATACAAAGAACCTGATGATCCTAGCTTTTTTGGAACTGGTATTGGTGGCGTAAGAATACATCAAGACCGAAAAAATATACCGTTTAGAAATATCTTTGGTAATATGTCTGACGTTACTGGATATCAAGTCCCAACAGAACAAACACCTCCAGTACAAGTACCACCACAAGAATTTAATATAGATCAAATTCTTCAAGATATAACGGACTCAGAAATAGATATACCAAATATACAAGGCCCAGTTGATATGCCT